TGAGTATTGGCGTTCATCAACACATCTGTGTATTTCACATCTCCAAGTTGCTTATACGCAATACCGTCCCACATATCGCCCTGGATTGTAGTGTATTTTTTACTCACGCATAAGCACCTCTCTTTTTATCAATTCCCGCCTCCTCAAGAGCATCCATAACATTACCGATAAGGATGTCAGAAAACTCCTGAAGCCTGTTTCCAATATCTTCTACGCCTCCGCCCTCTACAACAAATTGCGGAGCAATGCTGATTGCATAATGCTTTGATGTTGGAGAAAACTCTGTGGATAAAGCATTGTTTCTCTGTGAGGTATAGTGATTTGAAGCGCCGTTGATTGTTTGCATAAGAGCCGCAGAGCTTTTTGCATCAAGCACCTTTTCGCCACCCTCAAACCAAAGCAATTCGGGACCGTGTTCACCTACCCAATGAGCACCGGGTAGAGCGTTTTCAGTTCCCGTTGCGTAACCGTCAAATCCCAACGCCTGCTTTACTGTTTGATACACAGACTTAAATATGGTCGTTACAGTTACCTTTTTACCGTCAAGCGAAGCAAGCTCTGTCTTTGCGTTTTGGATGTTTTTATCAAAATCATCTGTATTCGCATTAAGAAAAGCCTCCGCTTCGTCCTCGTCAAACTTCCTCAGTTCTCCGGTAGCAAGGTCAATTTCTCCGTATGCTTTTTTACCGTCAACGGATAATGTTGCAATTCCTGTTGTGTCGTCATATTTAAGCACCTTGTATGTAACATCATTTATTTTCACAAGAGCCTCATTGGTGTCAGCCTTTGCAACTACCTCTACCGATTTTCCGTCAAGTTCATCAAGGCCATCTGCCACCTCTTCCAAAACATTTAAAGCGCCGTCTGCATTGAAAACGATTTTTTGATTTTCGGGGAGAAGACCTGCAGCGTGTGCGGCTTCTGTAAGCTGTTCTGCGTACCTTTCAAGTTCCGCAGTTTGCAACTCTGCATTTGCCGCCTGCTCGCCAATGCTTCTTGCGGCTTCGGCGAATTCTTGTAAATTCTCTGTTGGTATGTCGCTTATCTGTAAACCGATTATGTCTCTCGTTGCTTTTTTGTAAGCAGCTGCAGATTCGCTATACTCAAGAAGCTCGGTGTTATACTTATTGATTTTCTCCTGATTTTTTTCAATCTCTTTGGAGAAATCCATAATGCTTGTTTCAACACCTGCAAAATGGTTAAAGTAATAATCACTGCCGATTGCGGCAAGTTCCGAGTTAAGCGAATTCATTACATCATTGAACATCCTGTCTTGGTCTGCGTATGATGCGTTGGTGTATTCTTCGCTGTTGTATGTCCTCTGCCAAGAGTTAAGGTGTCTTTGCAAAATCAGCTGTTCTTTTGCCATCTGTGCAGTTTCAGCACTGAGAGCATCCCTTTTCTGTTGAGTGTCGCCAACCTCGTCTTTGGCAGTGTCATATTTTTCTTTGGCATTATACAGAGCAATTTCAGCCTGCAATCTTGCAGTTTCGCGAAGCTCCTCGTTTCTCATTTCCAGAGATTCAAGCTCTTCGTCCGAGATAGTTCCGTCACTGTCCATATAAATACCGTAGTTGTCAATGAGCCATTGTTCTGTCTCTTTGAGTCTTTCTTTTGCGGCTGTAACCTCGTCAGTAGAAGCGGCACCGGAGGCAATGGTTTCGTTTAACGATTTCCATTCGGATATATTGCGCTCAAGCTCGTCAGCTTCAGACATAGCCTGTTTGTACTTTTCGGCTGCATCCATAACCTCGTTACCGTATTGCCTTGCGGCTATCTTGGCATCATTGTATGCATCAACAATACCAACAACGCCCGCCGTTAAAGCAGCTACGGCTCCAACTGTGAGCATAATAGGACCTGCCGCCGAGAACATCGAGGCAAGCTCTAATGTTTTCGCAACCTTTGCTATGGTAGTGTAGGCCGTTATGCCTGCGGTAGCTAACCCCATAACTCCGACAAATGCGGTAATTGACCGTATGAGAATAGGATTCTCTGTTACAAACTGATTGGCAAGACCGAATACCTCTGTTCCTGTGCTATACAGTTTTCTCAATTCGGGATTGAATTGCTCACCGATTGAGGTTTTGAGAGCATCAGAAGCAGATGTCATCAAAGTTATATCGCCCTTGAGGTTGTCAAGTTTGATTTTTGCCATTCTTTCGGCCGCACCGGTACACTCGTTGATGTTCTGTGTCAATGCGGCATAGTCTGCATCCGTAGCATTAAGGATTGCCAACAAGCCATTGTAACCACGCTGACCTGCAACGGTCATAGCGTTGTTTACTCGCTCGGCTTCTGTCATCTGCTCAAAGTAAACTCTCAATTCGTCAATGGTGCTGCTGAAATCTTTCATTGTACCATCCGCGTTTACTGCTGAATATTTATATTCGCCAAACGCCTTTGCAGAAAGTGTTACACCCTCAAGCAAACCATTGAAAGTATTTTTAAGAGCTGTACCCGCTATGCTTCCCTTGATACCGCTATTAGCCATAAGACCAACCGCTACAGCCACATCTTCAATGCTATATCCTAATGCGCCGGCAACGGAAGCGGACATCTTAAATGTTTCTCCCATTATGCTGACACTTGTATTAGAATTCGTTGCAGCTGCAGCCAAGACATCCGAAAACCTTGCCGTATCAGAAGCCTTTAAGCCAAACGCGGTAAGGTTATCAGTAACGATATCCGATACCAAACCGAGATTTTCGCCTGATGCGGCGGCTAATTGAAGCACGCCGTCCATGCCCGACATCATCTGTGTTGCATCCCAGCCTGCCATACCCATATAGGTCATAGCCTCGGCAGACTCTTTTGCAGTAAATTTTGTCGTTGCACCCAATTCTTTAGCAAGTGCAGTAAGGTCTCCCATTTCCCTGGCACTCGCTCCCGATAGAGCTTCAACCGTTGACATAGTTTCCTCAAAGTCTGCGGCTATATCAACACAATCCATATAAGCATCAAATATCTCTTTCAAAGAGATAGCAATGCCGGCAGAAGCGATTGCCTGACCGATAGCGCCAAACGCTTCGGTGGAGCTTTCTCCGAATTCTTCCGCACTTTCTGCAGCCTCTTCCTGTTTGGCTTTCAAATCCTCAATTCGTGATGTGAGGTTTGTGCTTTCTCTTGTGAGGTTGCTTGTGTCAACTCCTGCATTTCGCAGAGCCGCGTCCATTTGATTAAGCTTGTCGGTTTGTTGTTGGAGAGAGGAGGATGTCTTTTCTATCTGTTGTTGCTTTGCAAGCAGTTTATTCTCAAGGGCTGACGAATACCCCTCCGTCTCTTTCATTTCCTTTTGGATGTTGTCATACTGCTGTTGCAACACCGCTAATTTTGACCGTGTGGCCTCAACTGCGCTCTGTTGTTTTTGGTATGCAGCAATGTCGGATTGGGTTTTAGAGAGGGCTTTTACCTTTTCTTGCATCTGAACAATTTCTCTCTGTGCTTTGGAGAACGTGCCGCTATAATTGCTACCCAACTGCGCATTGAGTTGGAATAGCATCTCATATTCTTTTCTGCTCGCCATATTCAGCCCCCTTTCTGATTATTTCGTGTTTTGCTTTTCGCGGATTTCTTCCTGTAAAAGATTATTGGCTCTTATCCACCTTGTTATATCTGCAAGGGAGAGGGAGAGCCAATAAGAAACAGGGGTATTATTCAACCGCGATAAAATAAGACATTGTTTTCGGAGCCAAAATCCGCCGTCGCCGATTATGACGCCGAGTTCAATAAAAAAGAGCGTGCTTTTCCGCGGATTTTGTTAAAATCTCTAAGCGGTAAAGCGCAGAGAACATCCGAGCCAATATTCTCGGTACACGCCCTTGCTGCCATAAGCACAATAAAGCTTCCCGAAAATTCAGGCGTAACAAGCACTTTTCCGCTTGCGGCCATTTCAGCCTCTATTGAAAGATAATCGTTGCCGGAGAGTTTATCCCAATCGAATATAAACTCCTCATAGGTTTTCTCTTCGTAGGTAAAAGGTTTAGAAAGCTTGTGAACATATACAGATTGACCTGCATATTCCTTTGCTTCTTTTTCCGCAACCGCAAATTCCTCTGCGTTTATAATCTCTTCATTCTCTGTGTTTGTTTTCTTTGTATTTTCGCTCATTTTGATTACTCCTTTACAAATTAGAATTATAGCCCGAAACACCTTTGGAGTGCTCCGGGCTACTTGGTTTTATTATTTACCGAGTGCGCTTCTGACATCTGCCAGATAATCGGTGCCATTGATGTAGCACTTGAAATTGAGGGGGTCAATCTCTCTGTACTTTTTACCATCAATGTATGTCGCCCAATAGCGTACTGCATATTCGCCGGAACCATCCGACTGAGAAGCAGGTGCAACGCTTCCGCCTTTGTCGCTCTTAGGAACAACAACAAGGATATGCTTAACCGCTCTAACTTCGATTTCGCCCTTTGTTGTGTTTTCGTCCTGCTGAGCTACACGCAAATCAATAGTATGTCTGCGAGGCTCGGAGAGCTTAATGCTCTGCTTGGTTGTAGTGCGGAAATTAAGTCCGAGCGTCATTGCATCAAAATGACCTGCAATAACAGCATCAACATTTCCTGCAATACCTGCGCCTGAAACGCTTTGTGTGAGTGCGGTCAAATCGGGCAGAGTTGCCTTTGCAAGACCAACATACTCACTGCCATCTTCATAAACGGCAAAGTTGATAATAGCCTGATCCATTACTTATCCCTCCTTAACCTAATGCGCTCTGAATGTAGTTGACATCATACTCGGTCACGAAATCAATTTCCTGTGCCGGAGGCGGAGGAGTAAGATAGCAATGAATCTTAATCTTACCTGCCATAAGGTCAGTAAGCGGATTTTCGCTTTCGAGCATTTCGCATCTTGCACCGTACAAGTAGCCTTTACCCACAAGACCGTTCATCCAAATATTAGCCGTATCAAGTACGGAATCAATAAGGCGACGGTTCATTGGGTCGTCAACATTCTTCCAGAATGTTTTTACAAGAGTGTTATCCACCCACTTGAAAACACGGGAGATAGGAATAAAATAGTCCTTTACATCCGTATTTGCAGGATAGCAAGCGGTATAATTGCCCCAGGTCACCCATCCGCTAAAGAAGTTGAGCGCCGTTACAATACCGTTTGCGTTCAGGTGGTTTGCCTGAGCGAGAGTAAGGTTAACCTCTGTACCGTCCTCCAAAACAAGACCGTCAATTTTGAGGCCTTTGTTTGACGGAGATTCATAAGGACATCCCTCATTCTCACTGTCGATTGTTGCCATAGAACCGGCAATCTGTGTTGACATATGGAATTTCTTGTCACCGAGTTTTGCCATAGGCCAACAAGCAAGCTGCTCACTGTCAACGATATTCGCATCCGTCTTTGCTTCGAGGACTTTGTCATAAGATGTAGCACCGGTGTTGGAGCTGTCAATATCACAAAGAGCCTTTGCTTTCAAAATGCCGTTAATGTTAGCGGCTTTTGTAGCCATTACTGCAGCTACGGTTGAATTTTTGGAGAAGCCAGGTGCAAGAAGCAGGTCGGGAACAACCCCGATTTTTGTCAGGCACAATTCTACTCCCTCAAATCCGTCTGCTACATCTGTAGCTGATACATTGGTGGCTACAACCTTTGTATATGCCACACTTGCATTAGCTGCTTCGTAAACGCTTCCGTCAGCAAGGAATTCGATTACAAGATTTTCACCGTCATAATAGGTGCTGTAATCGGAATCGAGCACATACGCGTCACCCTGTTCGCCTGTAGCTTTGATTACAAGAGTGGCGTCATTGATTGCCTCGATAGGCAATTTGATTTTGTGAGCTGTTACGGTCATATCTTCCGCTGCCACAGTTTCTTTGTTGCCGTTCTTTGTTAAGTCGAGCACATTACAGAAAATGACAGGCTGACATCCGTACAACTTAAAGTGCGAATACATAACCTCGCACAGTGAGTATTTTTCCCAGTCATCAGAATAACCGAGAGCCGCCACTGCTTCATCCCAACCTGTGCAAAGAACAGGCACACCTGCTTTTGCGGGATTGGTGGCGGACTGAACAGGTGCTGTACCTACAACGAAAGGAACACCCGATTCTGCAACTACGGGAGTGCTTACGCTTGTAGCCTGTTCGGTTGCATTAACACCGTGATTTACCATTTTGTTACCTCCTTAATTTTTACCCGACATCTTTTTGTAGTTCACATAAAGGATGTTTCCGGGCGTTTTTACTTTGATTCGGTCTTCGGACAATGTTTTGTCCGTTACAACAAGAGTCTTTATAAGCGGATATTTCTTTATCGCATTTTCAAGCCCGGCAATTACCGTTGCTTTGTCTCCGCGATAAATAGTTCCGCTCTGTATTACCCCTGTTATTGTAGGACCGAGATATACACAAAAACCGTCACTTTTGACGGTTTTTTGCTGAATTGGTTTTTTTGATTTTTTTGAACTCATAATACTACCTCTCTTTTTACGGTTGGCATCTTCCAAGTGGAAATCATTTCGCCTGCATAAAACGGAGCCGTGTCATCAGGATAGATAAGCCTTTCAACTCCCGCGTTTATGTCAAGGGTAAACTGATTTCCGACAGTTCCGGCTTTCAAAAGAGCAATGCGCACTCTCTCAATAAGATTTAAGAGCATCAAGCCGCCCTCTTCTTCGTTGTCATTGTAAACACAAAAAATGCTACGGATAACGGTTTGAGATTCCGTTGTGTCCTTGCCTGTGATTACCTGATGAATGATGTAGGGCGCTTTCTTTGTGGCTGACCCACTATCCGGCAAACGCATCTTGTGTACCTCGGCGGCACGATAAGCCTGCTCTGTATCACCCTTTTGCATTTTAGTCGGCATTATAAGGTCTTTTGTTGCTTCTTCCGTGAAAGCCTTTAATTGTTCAAGCAAAATTACAGCTGTCATAATTAGCCTCCCCATCCATTAAGAACACGCAAAATCTCGTGTTCTATTCTTGATTCGTAGGTCTCAAGGATTGTCTGTTCCATTTTCTCAATGACCTGCTCGTTCTGCATCATATGACCGGTTGAGGGACCGTATTTTTTCTCCACAGGGAAACGAGGTGAGCCTACACGCTCGAACACCGCCGTTTGTCCGAATATCTTTGCGACAAATG